TGGTAAATTACCAACGTCAATGTAGAATATACGGCGTTCAGGAGCACGACTAATACGGTAGATAACAATCGCATCTTCAATCATTCTAAGTTGATTGAGTGGTTTGATTGCTTTATGTAGATATGAAATAACAAATGTATTCTTTGCATCCATCAGACCAGAGTTCACGTTGATGATTGAATCTGGTGCAATACGAATCCCTTGACCTACATTCGATGTGAATGTTTGAGTAGTCTGACCTTTATCATTAAAAACATAATACTCTGCGGTAGATACAACAATCGATGCACCCGTTTTAGGATCACGATCTTTTTTAATCTCACGCACTTTACGAATCTTACGTGGATCAATGTATCTTAGTTCTTGTATACCTTCTTTTGGATTCTTATCATTGACAATAACATGATAGAACAATCGTCCATCAATATACCAACGTTTGAATAAGTCATCAGCAAGATTAGAAAAGTTCAACATCTTCAAGACGTTTTGAAACTCTTCATTGATTTTCTTTTTGATCGATTCAGATTGCTTGAGATTATCCATTACGATATCACAAACTTTACCTGCTTCATCATGAGAGATTGCTTCATTGACAATTTCATCAATTGCCATGTCCAACTCTGGATGATTGGACATTTCACGATAACGAGTAATTAGTTCTATCTCATTACGTACCGAACCTTCTAAGTCAACATAGGTTCCGTAATAAGCATTTTGTGTGACTGTAACTGCACCATCGTCAATTGAGGCAGAAGGCAAAGCAAAAGATGCCTGTTCGGGTTTTTCTACCTGAACGACATCTTTTGAGCCTAGCGTAAAGCCGAATAATTTAATTGCCATTAATCTTTCATCCTATAGATAAAAGTAGGGGAAATCCCCTACTCTTAGATCACGCCATCTGCTACTGCTTCCCACCATTGGTAGGTCAAAGTAACAGAAAATTCTTCAATCGCATCATTTGAACCCCAATCAACATCGATTGGAGTCACATCCGTTGGAAACAAACCAACAAACTTATATTGCTTCAGTGTATCACCTGCTTTACCAAATTGTGTAACTTGACCATCTACAGTATAACCAAGTGGTGTACCTGCAACTGGATTACGAACATTTAAATTATGACTATTGATGCCATTCATCCAACGTTCAAATGCATTACGTACTACAAAATCTTCATCATTGATAATTGTAATTGTCCAATCAGCAAATTGACGATTGCCTACAAATTTCAATTCACGTCCAAAATATTGTAGGGGAGCAACGCCCAAAGTTGAACCTGGGAGTTGTGCGGTCTTACACATGAACGTTAGTTTAGTTTGTGCGTTTCCTGGTAATGAGAACGCAGGAAACGGCATACTTACCTCAAATAGGTTTGGGCGGGCACCGTCACCTTGTAACTGTGAACGGAACTGATTTACATTAAATGCCATTTATTTTCTCCTGTCTCTCTTATTTAGAACGAACCTACAACTTCATTAAACGATACGCCTGAACGAACGGCGACAAAGTTCAACTGGATGAAGTTGATTGATCGTGCTGGTTTGATATAAATGTCACCAATAAACTGATTCGAATCAATAACTTGCGCGGTGTTGTTTGTTGTATCGCAAACTACTTTAAAGTCTGTGATACCACGGCGACCTTGTACATCACGCAAGAATGGTTCTACGATTGCTACAAACTGAGCACGGGTAAATTGGTCATTGAATTCAAACAATGAGAAACGTGCTGCACGTGCAATTGCTTTTTCAAGTACAATGAACAAACGACGAACATTTATACGATCAAATGCACTTGGCTTGGCTAACATTGTTTTGTCACCAAACAAAACTGTACCTTCGCCTGGGAAAGAAACAACTGGATTAATACCTGCTGAATACAGAGTATCACGATCAGTCTTAGTTGGATTCCAAGCAAGTTTAACTACGTTTTTAATTACACCACGATTCAAACCACCTGGTGAAAACCAAGGATCACGTTCATTATCGGTACGAACACATAGACCAGCAATGTCACCGTTCAAAGGAATCCAACGATATAAGTCTGCATATTTGTCATACTGATATTTGTAACCAGAATCGATTACAGCATAAGAAGAAGATGTTAGTGCATTACGAAATGCAACTGCTGCTGTTGCTTCACTGCCTGGATTATTAACAACACTTGCTTTAGTTGGTGAGATGAATGCTACGCAATCTTTACGACTTTCTGCAATGTTGCTGATGACATAGGTAGCAACTGTAGAATCGCCAGGACCTGTAACTGCTAAAGAAATGTCAACTGCTTCAGCATTCTTAAACAAGTCCCAACCATTTGTAACATTTGCTGTGACTGCACTTCCATCTGCACCACCAGAAAACGAGAATGTTAAATTTCCTGTTAAAGTTTTGAACGATGACGCATTTGCAACTGAACCCCATGAGGTACCTGTTGCGCTTAAATTGGAAGACGATGGATGTGACAACCAACGAACGTATTCTGATTGTTCGGTAATTACATTTTTATAATAGTTTGAGTTACCCGAATCATCTTTTGAATCGGATGCTTTAGAAACGAATGGATATTTTTCTAAAACTGTACCCGCTGTACCAGAAAATGCACCATTTGCATCAACAACAACGATATGAATTTCATCGTTTGAACCACCTTTTGCTGCCATATAAGTGGAATTTGATGGCGCTGCTGTAAACTGAGATGCATATGCCCAGCCTGTATATGTGTTAGAATCTGCAACAGAAATTTTTAGAGAATTACCTAATGCGCCTGGATAACGAGCAGCCCAACCATTGTTGAAACCTGCTGCGTTGCCTTGTTGATTTGCAGTCCACTCATCATCATTTTTAATGATCATGCCAACGTTTAGATTTGCTGTAGCGTTATTTGCCGCGCCTGGAGCAGTATTTACTACACGAACTACTTTTAAATTGTTTCCATATGCTAGAAAATTTGCTGCTGAGAACCAATATTCATAATTTGTTGAGTCTGGTTTGCCGAATGTGTTTACTAAGCGAACTTCATCGGAAATAGTTGTAACTTCACTGCATGGTCCCCAAGCAAAAGGTCCTACAAATGCTCCTGTAGAAGTAGCAACGGAAGGTATAACTGTGGTCAGATCGATTTCTGATACGTTTACACCCGCTGATAATTGAAATGCCATTGGATTTCTCCTTTAATTGTTTGGGTCAATTGTCTTTGATACTGTATTTAGTTTTTTATAATCTTGACATTGGGTAACCGCGCTTATCAGCAAAGTGCCAACGATCCTCACCATCATCCTCAACCTCTTCTTGAAGGCCATTTTCTATGAATCCAAATGGAGTCATGGTCTCATCAATCAACATGTTCTGTTCGTCCAGCATCATCTTACGGATGTCAATATTGGTAGAATCTTTGAAGAAAGACTGTGCGGTTAACCAAGAAAACAGTACCAATCCCATCACGATATCATCATTACTGCCTTCTTCCGCAGCATATGAATCTCTTACTCTGACAAAAGTATTCATCTCATTGATGGTATCAAAGTCATTGATAATCAACTTGTCATTCTCTACCAGAGTTTTTAAGTTGGCACAACCAATCTTCTTGACTGACTTGGTTGTCTTAATACCAAACGCAGTTGATCTTTTAAATCCAGAAGAGATAGATTGACCTTTGATATGATGCTGTTCTGTCTTGTATATGTTCTCATACTCTAGATCATAGTGTAGAATGTCCACAACTTGCTGTCCAATATTGTTTGTTTCTACCAAAACAAATGCTTCATTGTATCGCTTTGCAATAGAGTAAATAACCGTAGGAAAGAATAATAGAGGTAGTTTATTGTTACGATATCTTGCTACTTGTTTATATGGTGCTTGTGTAGCATCAAGTACATTAATGGTAGAATAGTCTAGATTCACACCTTCCGAACAATCTACCGTAGCAATGTATAAATGCCCAGGTATAGGCTCTTCATAGATATGGAGATTTTCTTCTATTCTTATCGGCTCATGAAATGCCAATGATCTTAACTTAACACCAGAAATAAGTGTTGCCGATGAACCAATAAACTCTGTTTCAAATTCTTGTCGGAACTGTTCTTCAGAAGTGTTCCGTATCGTCTCTTCTTTCCATATTAAATCACGTCCTGGAACTTGTGACCAGTGAACTTCAAGTGTCTTATATGTCGAACGTTTTTCAATTGCA